AGTAACAGGCAACAGCATCCCCGAAGTGGCTGACAAGCTGCTGGCCCTTGGTGCCAGCTTGCGTAAGCACCTCGACGTCAACACAGCGGTTGAAGCGTTGCAGGTTGAACGCGATGTCGCCAAGACGGAGGTCGCCGAGGAAAACACCCCTGCCACCTCACCAGAGGAAATCACCCCTGCCACCTCTGAAGACGAAGAGCTGGAAGTCGTTGACCTGCCAATCGCCACGCTCGACCTCGAAGCCGACGTGCGGCCCCTTATCCTCAGCGTCGTTGAGAAGCGCGGCAAGCCAGTCATGGAAGAGCTATTGTCCCGCTTCGGTGTGGCTAAGGCGTCCCAGATTGAGCCAGCCTTGCTGCCTGAACTGGTCGCCCTCATGCAAGAGGCACTGGCGAAGTGAGCGTCCACGCCAAACTAAGCCCGTCTGGTGCACATCGCTGGATGGTCTGCCACGGCAGCGTCGCGCTTGAGGCACCGTTCCCTGACAGCAGCAGCGAGTTTGCTGCCGAAGGGACACTGGCCCATGAGATTGCGTCAGAGTGCCTTATCAGCGGCGCAGACCCCGCGCTGTTGATTGGCAAGCCAGCCACCGTTGACGGCTTCGACTTCACCATCGACCAGACGATGGTTGACCACGTCAAGGACTACATGAAGCTCGTCCGCGAGTATGCACAAGGCGGCGAGCTTCTGGTCGAGAAGCGCGTCGGCATCGGCCACCTGACCGGCGAGGAAGGCGCAGGCGGCACGTCTGACGCAATCATCATCAAGGGCAGCGAAATTATCATCGTTGACCTGAAATATGGCATGGGCGTCAAGGTCGATGCGGACAACAACCCGCAGCTCATGATTTACGCCCTCGGCGCGCTGAACGAATACGACCTCATCGGCGACTTCGACACCGTCACGATGGTCATCCATCAGCCGCGTCTGAACCACGTCAGCGAATACAACATCCCAGTAAGTGAATTACTCACCTTCGCCGATGAGGTGCGCCACGCGGCGGACAAGGTGCGATGGGAAGACCCTGTGCTTGTGCCGGGCGAGAAGCAGTGCAAGTTCTGCAAGGCGAAGGCGACATGCCCCGCCCTGCGTGCGGAGATTTCCGACGTCGTATACGGCGCTGCTGCCTCCACCATTGATGAGTTTGCTGAGTTCGTGCCCGTGGCCATCGACAGCGATACCAGCGACAATTATCTGCCAGTGGCCTTATCGAAGGTTGAATTGATTGAGCAGTGGTGTAAGGCTGTGCGTGCAGAAGCGGAGCGTCGCTTGCTCGCGGGTCAGCCTGTCACCGGCTACAAGCTGGTCGCAGGTCGCGCTGGCAACCGTGACTGGAAGGACGCGAAGGCCGTTGAGGAGATGATGAAAAAGACCTTCCGCATGCGCGACGATCAGGTCTATGACTTTAAGCTAATCAGCCCCACAAAGGCCGAGAAGGTGTTCAAAGAAAACCCCAAGCGATGGGCGAACCTGCAAGAGCAGATTACCCGCAGCGAGGGCAAGCCATCAGTGGCACCCGCCACCGATAAGCGACCAGAGATGGTCGTAAAACCCGTCATGGATGATTTCCGTGACTTAACTGCAAACTGAGGAAATGAAAAATGCAAGTAATGCTTAAAAATATCCGTATCGCTTTCCCCGCCTTGGGTGCGCCGCAATCCTTCGGCGAGGGCGAGCCAGCCTACGGAGCCAAGCTAATCGTTGACCCCAAAAGCGAACACGCGAAGCAAATCAAGGACGCCATCTTGGAGGCAGCCAAGGACAAGTGGAAGGACGAGGCGCAGGACGTAATCGACGCCCTGACCGACGACAAGAAAATCTGCTATGTTGAGGGCGAGTACCGCAACAAGAAGACACGCCAGCCGTACGCGGGCTTTGAGAACAAGTTCTACCTGTCCGCACGCAATGCAAGCACGCAGCCCACGGTCGTTGACCGCCTCGGCAACGAAGTCACCAACAAGGCGGAGATTGAGCGTCTGATTTATTCGGGCTGCTATGTCCACGCGTCGGTTGACATTTGGCCGCAGGACAACAAGTGGGGTCAGCGCATTAACTGCACCCTGCGCGGCGTCATGTTCGCCAAGGACGGCGAGAACTTTGGCGGCGGCTCCACAGCCTCAGCCAGCGAGTTCGCTGACTTTGCGGTTGACGCGGAAGACCTCCTGTAATGTCTGACATCGGACACAACCTCGTTGCTGGCGAAGAGCTGAACCTGCTCTTTGAGCGCATCGAAAACATGGAGGCGCAGAAGAAGGAAATCGCCGAGGACATCAAAGACGTTTTTGCCGAGGGTAAATCTCGCGGCTATGACGTTAAGATTATGCGGCAAGTCCTTCGCCTGCGGGCGCTAGACCCCGACAAGCGGCAGGAAGAACGCTATCTTGTCGATGCCTACGCATCAGCTATTGGCCTTGATTTAATTTAACGCTATAGGGATGGCGCGGCGGTTGGATGCTTCGGTATCAGTTGGAAGCAACCGTCGCGCCCTCTTTTCTGGCGGACCGCGCCGCGCATCGGGTGTTCCCTCCCCGTTGTTGGTAACTAGCGGGGCGCGGTCCACCAGAATTGAGGGAGAATATCATGACAACACTTTTTCTGGATTTGGAAACCTACAGCCCTGTGCCGATCACGCACGGGACGCACCGCTACGCCGAAGAGGCGGAGATACTGCTAATCGCCGTTGCGTCGGACGACAGCAAAGTGGATGTGTGGGACTGTGCGCAAGTCCCCTTCGACCCACGTGAGCGGTTGCAATCGCTGATTGACGCAGCCGACCGCGTTGTCATCCACAACAGCCACTTTGACCGCACCGTGCTGCGCCACTGCGGCGTGAACATCCCTGTCGAGAAGATACGCGACACGATGGTACAGGCGCTGGCCCACAGCCTCCCCGGCTCGCTGGGCACGCTGTGCGACGTTCTCGGTGTCCCGACTGATAAAGCTAAAGACAAGGCGGGTAAGAAGCTGATACAGTTGTTCACGAAGCCGCGTCCGAAGAACATGAAGTTGAGGAGAGCCGACAGTGCCAGCCACCCCACCGAATGGGTCGAGTTCATCGAATACGCCCGCCTCGATGTGGACGCGATGCGAGACGTACATGGACGTCTGCCGACTTGGAACAATAGTCTCAGTGAGCGGCAACTTTGGCGGATCGACCAGAGAGTTAATGACCGTGGTATCGCCATCGACCTTGAACTCGCACGCGGAGCCGTTCGAGCTTTTCGACGAACTTCGGGAACTCTGGCCACTCGTGCAGCCAGTCTGACAGGCGGTCACGTAACGCGGCTGACGCAGGGCGCGCGCTTCCTACAGTATTTACGGGACTACCACAACTTCACGCCAAAGGACTTGACTAAGGGCACGGTCGCGGAACTGCTCGGCGGCGACAGCCTGACGCCCATAGTGCGCGAGCTGTTGGAGATACGGCAGCAAGCCTCGGCCACATCGCCAGCTAAGTATAAGGTGCTGCTCGACGCGACGTCATCTGATGGTCGGCTGCGCGGCACGCTACAGTTCTGCGGCGGATCGCGCACAGGCCGTGACGCGGGGCGTATCTTCCAGCCGCAGAACCTGCCGCGCCCCTCGATGGACGCCGACGAGATTGAGACAGGCATCTCCGCCATGAAGCTGGACTGCGAAGACCTGCTGTTTGACAACGTGACCGACCTGTGCTCGTCCGCCGTGCGCGGCTGTCTGGTGGCCTCAGAGGGCCGCAAGCTGGTCATCGCCGACTTGTCCAACATCGAGGGGCGCGTGCTTGCGTGGCTGGCAGGCGAGGACTGGAAGGTTAAGGCATTCTGTGACTTTGACCGTGGCGTCGGGCACGACCTGTATGTGGTCGCCTACGCCAAGGGCTTCAACGTCGATCCAGAAGAGGTGGTCGAGAACAAGAAGAGCGGCGATGGGTCGATGCGCCAGTACGGCAAGACAATGGAATTGGCGTGTGGCTATCAGGGCGGCGTCGGCGCGTTCCGCGTCATGGGCGGCCCTGCGGTCGCGGCCATGTCGGACGACGACATCCAGCCACTGGTCAACGCATGGCGCAAATCACACCCCAATGTGGTCAAACTGTGGTACGGCGTTGAGCGGGCGGCCAAGGATGCCATTAGGAAGCCTGACGGCATAACCTATTACGACATGCTCCAGTTCGACATGAAGGACGGCTGGCTGCGCATCCGGCTGCCCAGCGGACGCTATCTGTCCTATCCGAAGGCGAAGATTGAGGACGGGCGGATTACGCATGAGGGTACAAACCAGTACACCCGCAAGTGGGAGCGCCTCGACACCTACGGCGGCAAGCTGGTCGAGAACATTGTGCAGGCCATCGCCCGTGACATCTTCATGACTGGCATGGTCGGCGCAGAGCGGCACGGATATGAAGTCTGCATCCGCGTGCATGACGAACTTATCACCGAGGTGCCGGACACGGATGACTACACTGTCGCTGAGTTGTCATCAATTATGGCCACCAATCCATCGTGGGCCGTCGGCCTGCCACTGGCTGCGACTGGGTTCGAAACCCACCGCTACAAGAAGGACTAAGGCATGTTCACGCAACTGAACCCGTCAATCCCGATGGATACGCCCAAAGGCTCTGGCCTTGCGCTGGCCGTCATAGACTACGGGCTGGAACACAGCCTGCTCTGGGTGGTCGCGATTGACGACACAGGCGAGGTCTGGTGCGTGCCGAACGCAGACGTCCGCATGCAGAAGAACTGGTCGGCGGGCAGATCATGACGCCCGCAGGACGCCTACAGGACTATTTGAAGCAGAAAGTACAGAAGAGTGGGGGTCAGTACCGCAAGGTGCGCTGGGAGGGCCGTAACGGCTGCCCAGACTGCTTTATATGGTGGGACTGGCCCTGCATCGCCTTTGTTGAGATAAAGGCCTTTGGCGACCGCGTCAGCAAGGTGCAGGATAGGGAGATTGAGCGCATGCGGATGTACGACTTGCCGGTCTACATTGCCCGCACGAACGAAGAAATCGACGAAATCGTAAAAATAGTGCGAAAAGGGGTTGCAACCAGTTAGTTGATGTGCCACTAAGGCTTACCAACAACGGAGAATTAAACGACATGACCACTGTTCAAAAAGTATACCGCGAAATCCGCAAATATATGAGCCGCGAGGATGCGCGCTACGCCGCACCCAAGATGGTTGAAATAGCAGCCAAAGCGCGGAGGCTCGAAGCATGAAGACCACCGCATATATTTATGAGCACATCGAAGGTTCCGACGATCCCCGCGCCGTTCAAGGCGGTGGTGGTTCCAAGTGGCGTTTGATAGAAAAACGCACAGCCTCGCTTTGGTTGCTTCGCGCCTACGTTAAGGCGCTAACGAACCGCTATGACGAGCCATACAAACTCGAAATCGTTTCACCTCGTTGAGCATGACACGGACGTTTAAGCCACACGACTATCAGCAGGAGGCCATGCGCTTCCTGTACGACGTGCCGCGCTGTGCGCTGTGGATGCCGATGGGTGGCGGCAAGACCGTCACCACGCTCACGGCGCTGGACAACATGTCCGTCGTGGACGACATCTACCCTGTGCTTGTGCTGGCACCGCTGCGCGTCGCAAGGTCAACGTGGCCCGAAGAGGTTCAGAAGTGGGACCACCTGTCGCACCTGCGCGTCAGTGTCATCACCGGCACACAGAAGCAGCGCGAACGTGCGGTGGCCAAGGATGCCGACATTTACTGCATCAATTACGACAACATCGGGTGGCTCCGCAAGGTGCTGGGCGACGCGTGGCCGTTCAAGACGGTGGTCGCGGACGAGTTCACCCGCCTAAAGTCCTTCAGGCTGCGTCAGGGAGGCTCTAGGGCACGACTGCTGGGTCAGGTGGTCCACGGAGAGGGGAGCCGCTTTATCGGCCTCACAGGGACGCCTGCGCCCAATGGGGTCAAAGACCTGTGGGGGCAGATATGGTTCCTCGACAAGGGCGAGCGTCTGGGACGCACGTTCAGCGCCTTCGAGCAGCGGTGGTTCCGAAAGGGCTATGACGGTTACAGCCTCGTGCCATACGAACACACGCAGCGTGAGGTCGAGGAGAAGCTGCGCGACGTCTGCCTGACTGTCCGTGCGCTGTCCGTCGAGGAGCCGAACGTGGTGCCGGTTTACGCCGACTTCATCCCGTCGGTGCGCAAGCTGTACGTGTCGATGGAGACGGAGATGTTCGCGCAGCTCGCGGAGAGCGAGGTCGAGGCGGCCAACGCCGCCGTGCGGACGCAGAAGTTGTTGCAAATCGCCAATGGCGCGATGTACGTAGACGAAGACGGGAATTGGGAGACAATCCATAATGCCAAGCTGGATGCGCTGGAAAGCATTATCGAAGAGGCTAACGGCGCGCCCGTGCTGGTGGCCTACAATTTCAAGCATGACCTTCAACGTCTACAAATCCGTTTCCGTCAAGGCAGGGTGCTGGACGCTAACCCTGATACGATCAGGGATTGGAACGCCGGACGGGTGCCGATACTATTCGCTCACCCTGCGTCGGCGGGACACGGCCTCAACCTCGCGGACGGCGGCAACATCCTCGCCTTCTTCGGGGTCAACTGGAATTTAGAAGAGCACATGCAGATTATCGAGCGCATCGGCCCCATGCGGCAGAAGCAGGCGGGGCACGACCGCCCCGTGCTTATATACCCGATACTGGCGCGCGACACCGTGGACGAAGTCGTCATGGAGCGCCTGTCAAGCAAGCGCAGCATTCAAGAGGTGCTGTTAGAGGCAATGAAACGAAGGAAAAAGAAATGAGTAACAGCTTTATATGCAGTTTCTGCGAAGTCGAGTATGATACGCTGACGAAGACGATGGAGTGTTTCCAGTCGCATGCGACACCCAAGATGCCAGAGCCGAAGGCAGCCGAGTTGCTGGGTCGCGCTGCGGCGCACATGCACGACCGATCCGCGACCTATGACGAGCCAGAGGGCGAACGGTCGATGGGCAAGATCGTGACGGCCTTCAACGCCATCACGGGCCGCGACCTGACCGAGAGCGAGGGCTGGATGTTCATGCAGCAGGTCAAGCTGGTGCGCCTGTTTACGCGCAGCGAGTACCACGCCGACAGCGCCGAGGATAACATAGCCTATGCCGCGTTGCTGGCCGAAGCGAAGGGGGACGGACGTTGAGCGCGGAGAAAATTGCCTTTAACAGCCATATAATTGAGAGGTCGAAATGACAGAGTTACAAAAGTTAGCAGAGTTGGAAGAGGAGGGTCTGTTCTCCGCGCCGGAATACTCCGACGCGGAGAGGAAACGGATCAAGGGCGCGGCCAAACAGTGGGCCAATAAAACCTTTGTGCCTTACTCTTTTTCTTCTGCCATGGCCGTGGACGAATAGCCCAAGGCCGCGATAGCGGCTGCGGGCGACAGACCCTTGCGGATCAATTCCACGGCCTTTGGCCAATTGGCTTCGGAAAAGAAACGGCGAGTGTTTTGGATGTCGCCGCGATAGTCCGAACCAAGCTCGTTGCGCCGGTTAAGATCGCGCAAGTATTTTTCGCGCAACTGCGCGCGAACGCCTTCGCTCTCGCCGATATTCAAGGCCAGTTCTTGCGGGTTTTTGGCAAACTCTTCTAGCAGCCCCATTGTGGCTTCGCCGGAGTACGGCGCGGTAGGCTCGATACCTTCATCACCCCATTTGCCTATGCCCGGAACGTACACGCCAGTTCCACCAGACTTGATGGCCGTGCTTCCCGGCAATATATCTTCAAGACGTTTTATATCGAGGGCGCGCAGGGCCGCAGAGCTTTCGCCCGGATCGTAAGGGAAGACGTACGCGCCCCTGTTTGTGGCTGTAACCCCAAACTTAGAAGCTCCTTCGCCTAAACCTTCGATAAGCGCCCGCAACTGTTCTGAGGTTGGCTGTGTGCCAGCCTGCGCGGCCTTTGCGCCGGTATCTAGGAGGACGGCGTTTTTGCCTGAAAGAGACCGCAGCGTGTTAGGCAGGTTGGCCGCGCCCGCCTCTTGCGCGTCGTTGACAGCGCGAAAACGCTCCAAGGCTGTTACGGCATTTTTGGTCAACGGCGCGATCTCGGCACCGCCGCCCGTTGGGTAGTCCGCCAATGGGCGCGCAATACTAAGAGGGTTATACTCCCACTCGCCCGCCATGTTTTGGTACGCACCGGAACTTTCGATGGTGGGAAGTTGGCGCATGCCAGCGGCGGAATATAATACGTCACGGTCGCCAGCGCCGACGCTTTCGGGTATGTCTATCATTCCGAGTTCGATTGCGCGACGTTCTGGCGACGGTTGCGCCCAAGCACCCTGCCGCCCGTAGGCAATTTTCTCTTCGGGCGTCATGCCGAGGACGTCGGACATGTGCCTTGTGGACGCTCCCGGTGTCATTTCGTACGTGCCGCTAAGGACGTGCTTAGGGAAGTAGTCTGCTGGCGTTTTATTCGCCTCCAACAATGCAGCCTTCATGCCTTCGATTGGCTCGCCACCGAAACGTCCCGTGGGGCTGTTGCCGCGAGAGTATAAATCTTGCGCCTTGCCGTACACCCATGGGATTTCTTGCATCTGCTCGCCGAGCCAGTCGGTGCGGCCGCCCATGCCACGCTCATTGGCGCGTAGCGTCATCAATCCCGTTTCCATGTCCATGACAGGGTGCATGGTGCTGCTCACCGCAGCTTTCCACGGCTTGCCTTGCGGGTCCGTGTAGCCCATGCTCTGCGCCCAGCGGAAGTCGTTCACACCGAAGAGACCTTCGCCCGGTATACGGGGGTCTTGCTTCGTCATGTAGATGCCGGTTTTGTCGCCCAGTTCAGCCAGACGATCTCCGGCAACGGCATTGTCGAGTGTTTCTTGCCCTGCGCCACGGAATGCCATGCCCGGCTCGCCGAGGGCGCGAGAGTTGAGGTGTTTGAGGGCAAAGCCTAGCTCGCTCTCGGGGGACACGCCTGCGCTGTAAACGCCGTGTTGTTCGAGGACGCGCGGCAGTTGATAAGGTTCGGTGCTGGTTGCCATACCGGCGCGTGCGCGGTTGTACCAGTTGCCGAGGTTGGTTGGATCTGCCAGCCGGATAGCGTCGGACGCTTCCTGCACTTGCTCATCTAACCCACGGCGCATGGCACCGAGGCCGCTGGGGTTCTCGACCGTGCGTGGGAAGCCGACGTAGCCGCTTTCTGTGCGCTTTAGGTGCTCGCCCTTGTTGCCTGCGCTAAGTACAGCCTCGGGGCCTTCCTTAGCCTGCAAGTCGCGGTACACAGTGGGGCTGGTTTTGCCTTTACTGCCGCTGACGCGACGGCGGCTGCCGGTGCCCGCGCCCGTGGTCACCTTAGACTGACGGGTTGCTTCCTTTTGCTGCTTGGAGCCGAAACGCTCGTACACCGCTTGCTCTTCCGGCGTGTACGCACGGGTGGGTTGCGGTTTCGTCGCCGTCTTCTTTGCCGTTTTCTTTGCCGTCTTTGTCGCGGCCTTCGTCGCCGCCGTTTCAGCGGCCTCTACGCCTGCCTTCGTCGCGGCTTTACTCGCGCCGCCAAGTTGGGGAACCGCACCAGCCACCGCGAACGGGACCATCGCGGCAAGTTTCTTCGCGCCGCTTTCGTTGCCGCGTGCCCGTTCAGTCGCCGCCTGTTTGAAAACACGGAATGGTTCGGCTAACGGGTCGATGTACCCAGCCTTGAGCAACCGAAGAGTTTCCGTAATGGGCGCGGCGCGGATGAGCTTGCCCTCTTTGCGCAGCCAGTCCCCCGCATCTTCCGCACTTTCAGTGATGTCGCGCACAACGCTCCGAGGTGTGGACTTCACTGCATAATCGTACGCAGCACCGCCGAGCGTAGCTGCCGCCGAGTTGCGTGGGTTTACGAAAAACATGTCCCCAAGCGTATTCAGATAGTCACCCGTGGAGGGCTTCTTCGCCTGAGCTGCCTTCTTGCGTACTGCAAGCGGTTTCGATGAAGGATCAGGCACGCGCACGTACCGGCCCAACTCGTCGTCATATACCTCAAGCTCAAACCCGTCACCAGCCATTACAAACTCCTCTTAGCGGCGTGCGCCGTAGTGCCGCGCCATATCGGCGATGGTTGCCCTGCCGCCTGTTTTGAACGCCTGCACGCGGCCACCACGGTACATGCCCATCGAGACGCCTTCAGCGAGCGTATTGTCGTCCACATAGTACATGCGACCGTCTGCGCCCAACTGAGCGTCGCGACCATTTATCGTAACCGTACCTATTTCTGGCACGTCTTCTTCGGCGGTCAAGTCTTCTTGCATCGCCGCCTCATCCGCAGCGGCCCCGTCGCCTATGGCGGTACCGAGGCCGCCTGAAGCTATATAGTCCTGAAGTTGAGCTTCAGGATCTGGTTCTACTTCAGTTGGCGGTGGTGGTTCAAAACTACGGTCTTCAAGCATGGAAGGGGCTGTAGCGCCGGTGACTGCGGCAGCTCTACCGGCAGCGACATTTTTGACCGATGATATATAGTCGGTGTAGCTCTTGGAGCGGCGCAGCATATCAAGAACGTCGCGCAGCTCTTCTGGCTTCTGCGCCGAGAGGGCGCGGCTCAATTTCGTGTAGACTTGATCGCCGAACTCCTTGCGGGGGTTTAGCCTGCTGACAAAACGTCCAAAAGCGGCGAGCCTACCCTGCGGGCCTGCCATCAAGAAGTTGACGGCCTCTTCCAGATTTCCTTTCTGGAGGCTGGCGTCGAGGGCGTCCATACCTTCGGCGAGGACGGCAGTCCGCGATCCGCCAGTAATCTTGCCGGTGCGCTGGTATAGTTGGCTTTCCTTTTGCATGACGCGCTCGAAGAACTTCGCCTCTTGCGGACCCATGATGCTTTTCAGCTTTTGCAGTTTTTCAGGCGTGCCTGCCAGTTTCTTGGCTAAGTCACCACCAGTGGCACCCTCAAGGTTACGGAACGCAGCCTCCAACGCACCGGTCTTGACGGCTTCCTTCTCCGCATCGGACATGCCTCCGAGCTTCTTCTGAAGCTCTGCGGGGCGTATCTTGCGCGAGAATATATCCAGACCATATCGCATTGCATCGCGCACTTCGAGGTCGCCTGCATATTTTTTACGCGCCTCGCGGTAGGCAGGAACCAGTTCATCCAGACGCGATACCATCGCGTTGCGGAGGTCTTTAAGCGCGTTCGCCTCAGACTTACCTTCAGAACCAGTGCCCCTAAAGCCTTTCTCGATGCGGTCATCGAGAGCGCGCTTGAACAAATCAAGTGTCTCAACGTCGGGGATTGCATCCTTCGTCGGAGCAAGCCCCACGAGATTTCCACCTGCGTCGAGTACGGGTTCCATCGACAAACGCAAGTCTTTACCCTTTAGCTGCGCGGTGTTCTGCGCGGACTGCCATATGCTGCGAATGACAGGTGATGGGTTGTTGATGATGGATGCGATTGTTGGGTCGTTGACTTCGCCCACGGCAAAGGCACGTTGGTACTCGGTGTCGCCGATGGCGCGGAGACGATCCGAGATTGCTTCCTCCTCGCCGAAGTAGTCTTTTGCTTCAGGCAACGCACTCTCGATTTTCTCGCCGATGCGTTCAGGCGTAGCGATGCGTGTCTCTACTAAGTTCTGTATCAGCTCCTCTTGCCCTGAACTTGGCTTTCCTGCCACCTTTTCGGCAAGCGCAGTCATGCGCGGGGTAGACGTTGCCAAGCTCGAAGGCACACCTTGTTTTTGCGCGAGTGCGGTAAGACCGATGGCGCGTTGTACGCTGGTATCGCCCGCTGCCTCGGTCAACATCTCCGCCGCCTTGCGATCCGCTGCTGTCAGCGGTATCTCAGGAACACGCACGAACTCGCCAGTCATTTCGTCAAAAACTTCGAGGCCCGGTCCGAACCTTTCGTTCAACTTTTGTGCGGCAGTGTTAAGGCCACGACCGCCGTATTCCACCACCTTGGCAACAGGCGCACTGAATGCCGCGCCCAATGCTGCATTCTCGATAAGGGATTGCGGTATGTCGCCCATCGTCTCTGCCTGACCGATACCAGACAATGCGCCAGTGCCCGCACCAACAAGCGCGGCGCGTGTGCCAACACCGGCCAGCTTGCTTATGCCTGTCGCAGCTTGGAGGCCCTTACCCGCAACGCCAACGCCGGGGATGAACGACCCTGATATGCCGCCAGCCAATTCCCACCCAAACGCCTCCGCTGGGTTGGCTTTAGCCCACGCGTTGTAGTCATCGTTGATTTGCGTCTTGATGCGGTAGTACTCGTCCGACGACAACTGACCCGACGCAAGCATGCGCGTCGCCGCCTCCATCTCGTCGGCGAAATCAAACAGCGCGCCCTTACCAAACGCCCGTGCGCGCTGTACACCCTCACCGCTCTGCGGGACGGTGCCTACGATTTCGTCTTGCTTAGGTGCTTCAGGCAGCGGAGCGTCTGGCGCGACGGAAACCAGCGACGGGTTCAGCGTGCCATACTTCTCAAAAAACTCTTGGATTTGCGGAATGTTGGATATGCGCCCCTGCAAGTTGTACTTGCTTGCCAAATTCTCGATGTCGGCGGCGGCAAATGGTCGCTTCTTCTCGGTGTACTGTTGGTACAGGCCGCGCAAAGCGTTCTCGTAACCAGCAACGTCCTCTTGCGGCGCTTGTGGGGTAACGCCATCCATCGGCACAGCGTCGGCAGGCGCACCATCCGCAGGCGCAGCTTCAGCAGGCGCGGCACCGCCAGAGGCAATATGCTGCTGAACAACGCGGTCAATCACGTCGTCCGGTGTGCCTTCTTCAAACGAAAGGACGGTGCCGTCAGCAAGCTGGGCTGTAATTTCGGCCATTATATGCGTTTCCCCGTCTTGTCGTAGCGAATAACATTGCCTGTCGCCGCTGCCGGTTTTGGTGACGTCCGTTCGGTGTAGTAGCCTTCTCGCGTTTTCTGAATACGCTCCCGCGCCCTAGCCGCAACGGTCTGCGCCGCAGCAAATGCGTTACGATAGATGCGTTCGCGCGCAGCGCGTGGCAAGCTGGAACTTCCCTGCAAAGCCATCAAGGCCTTACGCTCACCCTCGGTGACCGAGCCGGGGAACGTGCTCTTCAACATGCTGAGAGCCATAGAGCTTAACGTATTGTCTAGCTCTTCCGTTGCCACGTATGTTGGATCGTCGCTGGCGAACAGTGACCCTACCTGTTTGCGGAAACCTGTCAGGCTGCCCTCAAGCGCCTTCGGGTTAAGTTCCATTACGCGGCGGAGTTTGCCAAGCGTGTCTTCGGCGCTGGCAAGAACATCCTCGGACTGTACCAGTATTTTTTGTTCGCCTCCCGATAGGGTAGGCTTCTTCGGTGCAGCACCCGGTATGAACTTGCCTGTTAGGTTTGATATCTGACCCGTTGCGGCACCGTACATCGCGGCCTCTTCTGGCGTAGCGGGGCGGAAAGTTTCCTTCTCTGCGCGTTGTGGAAGCGGCGTCCAAATACGCTTCTCGTTGTAGTATCCTTCCACGCCGCCACGGGCTTCCATAGTGCCGGGAGGTTTTAACTCCACAGCAGCGGCACCAACAGGGGCTGGTGTGATCTCGTCCATATATTCTTTTACGCCAGTGACGGGGTTAAACCCAATCGGCCTGCGTTTGTTGGCAAGTTTGGCGAGTTCAATTTCGGTGTCCACGGCTTGTTCGGCCAGACCTTCACGCTGCGCAAGCTGGGCGGCGGCCAGCGCACTGAGCGCGTCTTCGCGCTTAATCTCACCTTCGCGTTGGGCCTTCTGTTGCGCCGCTAAGACAGGCAGGACGTTGCCCGCAACACCGCTGAAGCCGCGCGTCGATGTCGGCGCGAAAAACGCCGACGACAGTTGATACATGCGCTCGCTGAACGACGGCCCCTCGCGGCGCTCCCGTGTCTTCTGCGCGAGATCGTCGTAATACTTTCTCCGTTCATCAGCGATGGCGGAGCGCTTTTTCATGGCCTCGCGGACATTCGCAGCGCCAAGCACTGACAGAGCGCCGGTGTCTTCGTCTTCGGTGACCGTGCTATCGGGAAGGCCGCCTGTTGCGTTCATCTCAGCCATTAAAATACTCCCGCCTTCTTCAAGTCGGCTATGATGCCCGCCGCGCCAGCTAAACCACCGGCAATCTGCGAGGCCGTGCTGGCTGGGTATTCCTGTTTGACGCCCGACGGCGAGATGCCATACTCTTGCGTCGCAGTCGGAACACCAGTGACGACACCCTTGAAGGTGGCCAACATGTTGTTGATTTGCTCTTGCGGGTAGCCCTGCTGACGCAGGAAGTCGCTGTAGGCCACGTCAAGGTTCTTCTGGCCCAACTGCTGTTCCTGCGCGCCAACGCCGCCAATCGCATTCGCGCCAGTGAGGCCGAGTTCCTGCGCCTTCGCACCGAGGCCTGACAGAGCGCCGGAGGCGGCAAGCTGCTGTGCCTGCTGCGTCTGCGCCAAGCCACCAGCCGTGTTCGCGAGGGTGCCGAAGCGCGACAGGTCGGTGCCCGCAAGCCCTGCGGCCTCGGTGTAGCCAGACTGAAGCGCCTTCGCCTGTTGGGCGAGGATGTCGGCGCTGACGTCGCGAACGGCGCGTGATGTGTCGGTCATCATACCCGACGGCGTGCCGCCCAAGCCGCCACGGCCACCGAAGCCGAGCTGACCGGCCTTGATGTAGCGGCCCTCAATCTCAGGCATGATGTTTTCGGTGAGGTTGCGTGTGCCAAGGTCGGCGATGCGGTTGACAACGGCCTCATTGTACGGGTTCATGTACGTGCCGATGTTTGACACGGAAGTCTTGCCCGCCTCCGTCAAGTACGGCTGCGCTACGTTGAGCGCGCCCGGTGCGTTTGCGGCAGCCTCTGCGGCTTGCGTTGCCTGTCCGAGGAGGGGCTGGTATGCCGTGGCGGCGGTGCCGGTCATGCCGAACGCCTGCTGCTGCGTCGGCGTGAAGCCTGCGACGCGCGGCATAGGCGCGGGTTCGTACGGACGGTTGGCAATGGCGTTCTGACCCGACAGGATGTCCATCGCATAGTTGGTGTACCACTCAGGCAGCACCTGCTGCTTGGTCATGTCCGTGAGGGCGGAGCCTTGCGGGATTGCAGCCCCTTCGGCTAGAAATGAACTGACAGCCATTAAATGCGTCCTCCAGACAGGTATGCTTCGGGCTTCTTGGCATTAGCACTAAAACGGCCCTTTGCCAACTTCTTGCCTTTGTGTTTGCGAACTTTAACTCGAAGCTCATCCAGCTTCTTTGCGCCAGCCTTGCTCGATCCGTCACCCAACAGGGCGACAGTCTCGGCGTCGATGACATATTCACCGTCGGACAGCACCGCAGGGATGTCGTCGCTGCGGCCAGTGCCGGGGCCGTTGACGGCAAATTCAGCGCGGCCACCCCGTGCGAAGCGTGTCGTGTCAGGGACGTACATCGACGGGCCTCTCGGCTCCTCTGGAATAGGCGTGGTGATTGGCGCAGGGTTGGCCTGTGATGCGTAGTCGAAGAAGTTAAGCTCAGGCCGCGTGCCGTAAGTCAGCCAGTCTACGTCGCCCATTGGACGTGCGGTGCGGTTTGCGCCGATAGTGCCGAGGCCGCTTGCGGCTGGCAGCTTGGCTGAGAATATCGGGTTCAGGCGACCGCCGCCGGAGTTGTATGTGCCAGTTTGACCTGAGCCACCGGCTGCGCCTCCGATAACGCCCGATGCGAGGCTTGCGATGCGCAGATAGTCTTCGAGGCCGAGCTTCTTCTCAGGTGCGGCTTCCGCCGCAAGGGCGGGGTCTGTCGGAAGATAACCGAGTACCGCAGGCAGACCCGCAAGAGCGGAGCCAAGCCCTACGTCTTGTGTGACTGTCGGTACGTTTCCTGTGACCACGATGTCGCTGGCGTAAGGTTCGCTGTAATTAGTTAAATATGGGTCGGACGCTAAACCACCAAGCGCGGGTAGACCGGCAAGTGCGGAGCCTACTCCAGCAATATCTTGCGTGAGTTGAAGTGGCTCCGGCCTCGCTTCAACAACGATTGGGTTCCGCTCGGCTTCGATGTCTTCCGCCGTTTTGGGTTGCTCCACTGACGTTGGTTGCGCTGCGGCCAATGTGCCTGAAAGCATTGCGTTTACGGGGACGGGAAACGCGGCTGCGAACGGCGATCCCGATCCAGACGCGAACCTGTCGCCGCTGACAACGATGGTGTCGTCCACTGGCGCGGGTTCCGCTATGGGGGTTGGTTCCGACGGCAGAGGTTCGGGCAAAGCACCCTTTGGTAGAAACTCCGTGGCTATGGGGCCGAGGGTGTTGGCTAGTGCTCCACCGTAATTCGGCGCAGCGGACGCCGCTCGGTTTGCGATTACGTTAATAGTGTCGTCTATCGGAGGTTGGAATGCTTCGGGCAGCGGCTGTTGCGCAAACTGCTCGGCTGGCGTCTTGTAGCCACTTAGCGCACGCGAAGCGGCGTTGCCTGCCTCCGATAGAGCCGCTTGGCCGAGTGCGCCGCCTGCGGCTTGCAAACCCTTCGAAAGGCCAGTGACTACGATGTCGCCTGTGGCTTGCTTTGCTACTTCTTCAGCAGTCTTGCCCGCAACGCCCCCCAACGCACCACCAATAGCTTTATCAAGCCCCGTGCCGCCTACTAGGCCCGCAGTAGCGCCACCAAGTAGCGCGCCTTTTAAGATATCGTCGCCCTTGAGCGCAGCGCCTAAGCCACCTGCGCCAGCGGCAGCCCCCATTTTCGCAAGAAGTCCAAGCTGACCGAAGCCCGGAATAAAACCTAATGCCAAAGGAGCCACGGTGCCTACGACGTTGGCAACCTCGCCGAGGAAAGTCTTGTTTCTA